GCCTGACGGCCATCGCCACGCGCACGGCGAGCCTGTCGGAAGCGGCGAGTGCGGCCGAGACGGTCGCGGCGACCTTCGCCAGCGTGGCGAGTCTCGCCGAGGCGGCGAGTGCGGCCGACAGTCTGACCGGCACGGCGGTTCGTCCGGGCGCGTTGACGGAAGCGGGCGCTGCGGCGGATGTGCTGACGACGCAGGCGACGCTGACGGCGGCGCTGCTCGAGACGGCCGCTGCGGCCGACAGCCTCGCGCACGAGGGCGCGCTGACGGCGGACCTTGCCGAAGCGGCTACCGCTGCGGACAGCCTGACCGCCATCAAGACGACGGCGGCGACCCTGACGGAAGCCGCAACCGCCGCGGACAGCCTGACCGGGGTAGCGATCCGCCCGGCGGCGCTGGCCGAAGCGGCGAGCGGTGCGGACAGCCTGACGGCCATCGCCACGCGCACGGCGAGCCTGGCAGAAGCGGTTTCGGCCGCCGACGAACTCGCCACGCTGGGCGCAGGCGAAGCGGCGCTGACGGAAGCCCTGTCCGCCGCTGACACGCTGGCGGCCGTGAAAACGACCGCAGGGGCGCTCGCGGAAGCGGGGACGGCTGTTGATGCCTACCTCGCCTCGCGCGTGCAGCAGGCGTCGCTTTCAGAGGCCGCAGCGGCATCCGACAGCCTCGCGGGGCTGCGCATTGTCGTCGCGGACCTGTCCGAAGCCGTGACTGCGGCCGACGGGTTCGGGACGACGCAGATCCTGAACGTCCTGCTGCCGGAACTGGCGGCGGCGGGGGACCTGTGGATGCGTGACGGCATCGCGGCGTTCGTCCCCATCGGCGGCAGCCGCAGTCGGCTCGGCGGCTCCACCGTGAGCGCCGACGGCGCTCGGCTAGGCAGTGAGCGCGTCTCGGCGGCGCCGGGGCGCATCGGCAGCGTCAACGCGCGCAGTTCCGCGCGCCGGATCGGAAGCACGAAGCCATGAAACCCCTCTACGCCGGTGACACGCTCGAGTTCGGGCTCGATGTGCCGCAGTACCCGCCGGCGGACGGCTGGACGCTGAAGATCCGCCTCGTGCCGCGCTTCACGAGCCCGGCACAGTCGCCTGTGACGCTGACGGCGAGCGCCAATGTGGCGATCGCGGGCGTCGCCTTCGACTACGGCATCGCGGTGCAGCCCAGCATCACGGCCGATTGGGTCGCTGGCGCCTACGGCTGGCACTCGTGGGTCGAGAAGGACGGCGCCCGTCAGGTGCTCGAGGGCACGCAGTACGCCGGCGAGGTCACGGTGCTGCCGGATCCGGCAACGATGGTGGCGGGGACGGATACGCGCAGCCGGGCGAGGAAGGCGCTCGACGACGCGCTGGCGGCGCTGGCCGCCTGGACCCCGACGTACCGGGAACACACGATCGGGGACCGCACCGTGAAATTCAACGCGCATGCCGACGTTCGCGCGGCCGTGCGCTTCTGGGAAGAGCGCGTCGCCCGGGAAGAGGGGCGCACGACCGGGCCGCTAGGCCGAATTCACTTCGGAGTCCCGAACTAGATGCCCGCGAAACAGAACTGGATCGACCGCGCACTGGCCGCCGTCGATCCGATCGGTGCTGTCCGTCGTCTGCAGGCGCGCCAGGCGCTCGCGATGTTCGGCGGCGACAGCTACCACGCGGCGAACCCGCAGCGTCGGGCGGTGCGCAACTGGCGTCCGCTCGCCCGCTCGGCTGACGGCGACACGATGCCGGTGCTGGCGGACCTGCGGGCCAAGAGTCGCGACCTGGTGCGTAACAACGCGCTCGCCGGCGGCGCCGTGGCCGGCGTCACGACGTCGGTCGTCGGCACTGGCCTGTCGGTGCAGCCGCAGATCCTCGCGCGCCGGCTGAAGATGAGCGAGGAAGCCGCGCAAGCCTGGCAACAGGAGGCGAAGGACCTGTTCGAGCTGTGGGCTGCGCGCGCCGAGTGGTGCGACGCCGACGCCAAGCTCACGTTCTACGGACTGCAGGAGCTCGCCTTCCGTAGCGCGCTGGAGAGCGGCGACGTGTTCAGCCTGCTGCCGATGCAGCGTGCCGCCGGCGAGCCGTTCGAGACGAAGGTGCAGGTCATCGAGGCCGACCGCATCCTGAACCCGCCCGGCACGTCGAGCGCCAGTACGGAGTGGTCCGGTGGCATCCGCGTCGAGTCCGGCGGCCGTCCGCTGTCCGCGTGGGTGGCCGACCAGCATCCGGGCGATGCGGTCTTCGCTGGGAAGCTGAGCGGGCGCGAGGTGCCGTTCTACGGTCGGGCCGGGCGGCGCAATCTGCTGCATCTGGTGCCGATCGAGCGGCCCGGCCAGCGCCGCGGCGTGCCGTATCTGGCGCCGGTGATGGAGCCGTTGAAGCAGCTGGGCGTCTACACCGACGCGGAAATCATGGCTGCGGTCGTGGCCGGCATGTTCACGGTGTTCGTCAAACGGCCCGGGGCTGAGAACCCGGTCGATCTGGCCGGCACGACGACAGCGCCGGTCGCCCCGGGCGAGGTGAAGAACGCCGAAATGGGCCTCGACAACGGCGCCATCGTCGATCTGGCCGAGGGCGAAGACATCAGCACGGCGAACCCCGGCCGCCCGAATACCGCGTTCGATCCTTTCGTGCAGTCGATCCTGCAGCAGATCGGCGTGCGCCTGGAGCTGCCGCACGAAGTTCTGGTCAAGGCCTACAAGGCGAGCTACTCGGCCGCGCGCGCGGCGCTGCTCGAAGCGTGGCGCTTCTACCGCAAGCGGCGCGACTGGCTGGCGTCGCAGTTCTGCCAGCCGGTGTACGAGGCCGTAATCACGGAGCTGGTGCTGTCCGGACGTCTGCACGCGCCGGGCTTCGTTCGCGACCCGATCCTGCGCGCCTGCTATCTGCGCGCGGTGTGGATCGGCGACGCGCCGGGCGCCATCGACCCGATGAAGGAAGCGGACGCTGCCGGCCGGCGCATCGAGATCGGCATCAGCGACAAGGCGGCGGAGACGATCGCGTTTTCCGGCCGCAACTGGGAAGACGTCCATGCGCAGCGCGTGCGCGAGCACCGCGCCGAGTTGCGCGACGGCATCGCGCCTGTGCCGCCGCCGACACCGCGCGGCCAGGAAGACGACGACGGAACCGACGAGGAAACGGAATGAAGCTGCTCGACATCGTGACGGCGCCGTGGGCGATTCAGCCAGAGAAACTGATCGAGATCCGCGGCATCTACGAGACCCATCTGCGGGGCGAGAAGATCGACCTGGAGGCGGTCGAGGCGCGCCTGGGCGCCCCGCTCGCCAACGAGCAGAAGCCGTACGACGTGCTGGGCAACGTCGCCGTCGTGCCGCTGGTCGGGGTGCTCGCCAAGCGCGCGAACCTCTTCATGCGAATCAGTGGCGGCACCAGCACGCAGATTGTCGGCGACTGGCTCGCGCAGGCCGCCGCCGACCCGAGTGTCGCGGCGATCGTGCTCGAGATCGACAGCCCCGGCGGGCAGGTCGACGGCGTGCAGCAGCTCGCCCAGCAGGTGCGCCAGATCCGCGTCGACGGCAAGCCCGTGGCGGCCTGGATCAACGGCGTCGGTGCTTCCGGCGCGTACTGGATCGCCAGCGCGGCCGAGCGGATCGTGATGGCCGACCAGACGACCCTCGTCGGGTCGATCGGCGTGGTCGCGACGCACGTCGACGTGAGCAAGCGCGAGCAGGCGCTCGGCGTGAAGACGACCGAGATCACGGCCGGCAAGTACAAGCGCATCGCCTCGCCCTATGCGGCGCTGACAGAAGAGGGCCGCGACGTCCTGCAGGAGCAGGTCGACGCCATCTATTCCGTGTTCGTCGAGCAGGTCGCGGCCAATCGCGACGTGCCCGTCGGGCAGGTGTTGTCCGACATGGCCGACGGCCGTGTCTTCATCGGGCAGGCAGCCATCGACGCGGGCCTCGTGGACGGTGTTTCCACGCTGGCCGCGCTCGTCGAAGACCTGCAGCCCCGCCCCGGTGCCGGGCGTCGTTCCAACCACGTCATAGGAGCTACCGCGATGAACCGCGAGCAACTGAAGACGGACCATCCCGACACGTTCGAGGCGGTCCTGAAGGAAGGCCACGATGCCGGCCTGCAGCAGGGCATCAAGCAGGGAGCCGAGGCCGAGCGCGCGCGGATCGCCGCGATCGACGCCGAGGCCATGCCGGGCCACGAGGCGCTGACCGCGCAGGCGAAGGCCGACGGCTGGCAGGTCGAGAAGTACCTCGCCGAATGCGCGCGCGCCGACCGCTCCGCGCTGGTGAAAGCCGCAGCCGCGCACAAGGCCGACGCGCCCGCGCCGGTGCCGAACGCGCCGCCGCCGCCCGACGGCAAGACCATCAAGCGCGACGACTTCCAGAAGCTCTCCGTGGCCGATCAGCGCAAGCAGCTCGCCGCCGGCTTCTCCATCGTCGACTGAACCCCATCGAGAACAAGGAGTAGGAAACCATGGCAAACACCCTCACGGGCCTCATCCCGACCCTGTACGAGGCGGTGGACGTCGTCTCTCGTGAACTGGTCGGCTTCATCCCGGCCGTCCGCATGGACGCGGGCGTCGAGCGCGCGGCCGTCGGCCAGTCCGTCGTCGCGTTCAAGACGCCGGCTTCGACCGCGCAGGACATCAGCGCCGCCATCAATCCGCCGGACGCCGGCGACCAGACCATCGGCAACGTGTCGATGACGATCACGAAGGCGCGCGGCGTGCCGGTCCGCTGGAACGGCGAAGAGCAGCGCGGCGTCAACACCGGCCCGGGCTACCGCAACATCCTGCGCGACCAGTTCGCGCAGGCCATGCGCACCCTGGCCAACGAGGTCGAGGTCGACCTGGCCGCGGCGATCAAGGCGGGCGCCTCGCGAGCGCACGGCACGGCGGGCACGACCCCGTTCGGCACCGCCGGCGACTACACCGATGCGTCGCTGGTCCGGAAGATCCTCGTCGACAACGGCGCGCCGATCTCCGACCTGCAGCTCGTCCTGAGCACGGCGGCCGGCGCGAACGTGCGCGGCAAGCAGGGCGGTCGGGGCGCGGATGCCGAGGGGACGACCTCGATCCTGCGGCAGGGCGTGCTGCTCGACATCATGGGCTTCGCGGTCCGCGAGTCGGCGGCGGCGGTGCAGCACACGAAAGGCACCGGCGCGAGCTACACCTCGTCGACCGGCGGCCCGTTCGCCATCGGCGCGACCAGCATCCCGCTCATCACGGGTTCCGGCACGGTGCTGGCCGGCGACATCGTGACCTTCGCGGCCGACTCGGTGAACAAGTACGTCGTCAACACCGGCGTCGCGGCGCCGGGCACGATCGTGCTGGGTGATCCTGGCGTCCGGGTGGCGATCCCGAACAGCAACGCGCTGACGATCGGCGCGAACTACACGCACAACGCCGCCTTCGCGCGTTCGGCCGTCATCCTCGCCGCGCGGCAGCCCGCGCTGCCGGAAGAAGGCGACAGCGCCGACGACCGCGTGACGGTGGTCGATCCGGTGTCCGGCCTGGCCTTCGAAGTGGCGATGTACCGCCAGTTCCGCCAGGTGCAGTACTGGGTCAGCCTTGCGTGGGGCGTGAAGGTGGTCAAGTCCGAGCACGTCGCGACGCTGCTCGGCTGACGCCAGGAGCGCCTCGTGAACGTGCTGGATGACCTCGCTGCGAGCTACGACGCGCTGGGCGAGCCTGCCGTCGTGGCGGGCTCGCCGCCCATCATCGTCATCTTCTCCGGCGGACAGGTCGACGCGATCACTCTGGCGGCCCCGCAGCGGATGCTGCGGTGTCGTGCGAGCGACGCGGCGGCCGTCACAGAGGGCGCGCCCGTGGTGTTTCGCGGGCGATCCTTCACGGTTCGCGCCATGGAGCCCGTCGCTCCCGACGAGCTCGAAACGATGCTCATCCTCGAGCGGGTGCCCTGATGCCCGATTCCATCCGCCGTCGGCTGCGTGACCGGGCCATCGCCACGCTGACCGGGCTCGCTACTACCGGCGCGCACGTGTGGCCGGTGCGCGAGCACCGCCCGCTCGGGCCCGATGAGCTGCCGGCGCTGCTAGTGCTGGTCGACGACGGCCGCGCCGGCATTACGCGGTCGAGTTTCGGTTCGACGGAGCGGATGGCGCGGCTCGTCATCGAGGCGATCGTGCGGCAGGACGATGCGTACGACGACGTGATGGAGGCGGTCCTTGCCGAGGTCGAGGTCGCGCTGGCGGCCGATCCGACGCTGGGCGGCGCCATGAAGGCGTTCGACGAGTTCACGCTGGGCACGAAGCGCACCGAGCCCGTCGGCGAGATCGTCGTGGTTCGCCAGGTCATCGAAGTGCAGTGCGTGTGGTACGCGCCGTTCGGCGCGCCTGACGTCTCCCTCTGATCTTTCCCTCTAGGAGTTTCACATGGCCATCCAAACCGGGGTGGGGCTCAAGGTCGCCTACAAGAAGCAGGTTGCGGCCGGCACGCTTCCGACCAACGATTCGACCGCGAAGTATCTGCGGCGGCTTTCCTCGTCCCTGTCGCTGTCGAAGAGCGCGATCCGCTCAGAAGAGCTGCGCAGCGACTACCAGCGCGCCGACGTCCGGCACGGCATGCGCTCCGTCGGTGGCGATCTGTCCGGCGAGTTCTCCGTCGGCTCGTACGCCGACTTCATCGCGTCGGCGCTGCGCAAGAACTTCGCGACGGTGCCGAACCTGTCGGCGCTGACGAACGTCACCGCCACCGTGGCCGCCCCGCAGTTCGTGCGCGCGACCGGCTCCTGGATCACCGACGGCCTGCGGGTCGGCATGGTGATTCGCATGACCGGCTGGACGACGACCGGGGTCGACAACAACAACAAGAACTTCACCATCGTCGCGCTGACGGCCACCGGCATCACGGTCGCGGAAACGGTGGTCGCGAAAACCGCGGGCGACTCGGTCGTCGTGACGATCCCGGGCAAGGTGACGTACGCGCCGGGTTCGGCGCACACGGCTGACGCCTATGCGATCGAGCACTGGGCGCCCGAGGCGGCGCAGAGCCACCGCTTCCTCGACTGCAAGGTCAACAGCGTCGGCATCGCCTTGCCGGCCAACGAGAAGGCGCAAATCACGGTCGGGTTCATGGGGCTGGATCGGCAGGCCGCTGGCACGCAGTATTTCTCCAGTGCCAGCGCGGCCAGCACGTCGCCGATGCTCACCGGCCTGTCCGGTGCGCTGTTCGTGCAGGGCGCGGCCGTGGCGCTGATCGAGAACGCGCAGCTGAACATCGGCGGCAACATGGCCACGGCGGGCGTGGTGGGATCGAACAAGTCGCCCGACGTGTTCCCGGGGCCGATCGATGTCGGCGGCCAGATGACGGTGCTGTTCCAGGACGGCGTCTTCGACGGCTACTTCGACAACGAGACGCCCATCAGCCTGGTGCTGCGGCTGAACGCCGACACGCTCGCCGCCGGCGACTTCGTGACCTTCACCCTGCCGCGGATCAAGCTGTCCGGCGGCTCGTACCAGGACAACCCGCAGGCGATGCGCCAGCAGTTCGAGTTCACGGCGATCAAGGGCGACGGCACGGCGGGCTTCGAGGCGACGACGATGCAAGTGCAGGACTCGCTCGCGTAGTTCTCCCTCGCCGCATAGCGCGGCGATCACTCAAGGGCCCGCCATCGTGCGGGCCCTGTCTTTTTCGGCGGACCCTCAATGTCACTCAGAAAAACAGCCAACCCTGTCTTCACCGCGCCCGTCGAAGTGCCGGTGCCGGGTCAGGAGGCGGCGGAAATCGTGCTGCGGTTCAAGCACAAGACCCGCAGCCAGATCGACGACTTCCTCGTGCGCAGCGCGAAAGCGCGCTCGCAGGCCGAAGACCTCGACCTGCTCATGGAGATCGTCGACGGCTGGGAGGGCGCGGCCGTGGTCGACGAGTCGGGCGCGGCGCTGTCGTTCTCGCGCGATGCGCTGGCGTGGGTGATCGACCAGTACGCCGGCGCGACGCTCGCGATCCTGAAGGGTTATCGCGGCGCGCTGCTTGAGGCGCGCAGAAAAAACTGATCGGCGCGGCCGAGGTGCTGTGCGGCCTGCCGCCGACGCAGCAGCTCAGTCGCGCGCAGGCGGTCGCGCGGTTCGGCCTGGGCGAGCCCGGCGCCGAGCGGCTGGTGCCGCTGGCGTTCGACGTGTGGCCCGAGAACTGGACCGCCGTGCGCGCATTCGAGGCGCTGGGCACGCAGTGGCTCAAGGACGCCTTCACCGGCGCGGCGACCGGGCTGCGGTACGAGGCGGTTCCGATGGTGCTGCAGATGCTGGCGATCCCGCGGCGCGAGTGGCCGGACGCCTTCGAGGCGCTGCGGGTAATGGAGCGCGCGGCGCTGCGCGTGAAGACTGTGCGGACGTCCGCAGTGCGAGAGGAATGAGCGAATGGCAGACAGCCTGATCGTCAAGGTGCGCGCGGATACCGCCGGGGTGGAAGACTCCCTCGGGCGGATCGACACCAAGCTCGACGAGCTGAAGTCGCAAGGTGCAACCGCCACCGCGCCGGTCGCGCGGGGACTGGACTCTGCCGCCGCCGCTGGCCGGCGTGCCGAAGGCGCCGTCGAGCAGCTCAACGC